TAATCAGCTCTTTACTTCTCGGCAAACCCTTGACGTTAGATATGCGTCTTATTTTCATTACGGTTTACCAGAATTACACCATGCGATACCGACCACCAGCCCCATAAACATCCCCAAAGACACACTCACTAATATTGTGGCAAGCCGACTTATTGTAAACGCATAAATTATTAGTCCTCCAAGTGCTGTTATAATGCTCATCGCCAATGAATATGCACTCCAATTTCTGTTTATCCATTCATACATTTCTTTTGTTTCGCTATCAGTAAATTCTTTCATCACTACCTCCGTTATAATTGTTTGACCGGGAAACCCCCCGAAACCCGGTCCATAAGGAGAAGAAAATTATCCCTGTTCTCGATGTTTCTTTATCGTCAAGATAGCATCCCGTTTCAGCATGTACGCCTCTCGCTTGTCCGATTCCGAGTTATCTGGATTATTCAGCCACTTTGTAATTCCCATCATCTTCTTGCTCAACACATCAGTTACACAATCGCCGTACCGCACGCCATCTGACCCGGTTTCATTCTCTGCCATTTCTAAACTCATCGGTGTGTCGATGTTTTTACGTGTCGGATTTCGCTTCTGCGCCGTTTTACCGGATTTATTGGGCGATTGTGTGCCTTCTTTCTTCTCGGTGAATTCAGCGTCAACAATAGACAAGTCCTCCATATCCTGCGTGAAGAATTCGGAGGCGTTAGCTGCGAGTAAAATTGCTCCAACGTATGCCCGTTTCTGCGCCATCTTCTGTAATGTGTTCACCTGGTCAAATATCTCTTTATTCTCAATCCGGTACGAAGTGTACGGTTTTCCGTTTCTTCCCACGCGCTCAATCCGCGTGCCACTTTCCTTTTCTTCTGGCGTTGCCTTGTTATCAAACACATAGCGATATCGGTATTTCTTTTCGTAGCTGTTGGTTGATCCCTCACACTCAGCAATCACATGGTCATCATGCCATACCTGACACTTGTACCGATAATAGAAAAATGGCTTGTCCCAATCCTCTTTAATATCAATCGGGGCGAATGTTGCTCGCAGCTTGAATAATCGCTGCAGCTTCTCTGCACCCGGCTTTAGTAATGTAGGTTTCTTCGTTCCGGGAATTTCCCCATAGTCAATACCCTTTTTCATTACCGTCTGAACGTACTGCACCATCATATTGTACTGATCAACTGCCTCTACAATTGCTGGTACTTGTATCCCCTTTGTCTCAATTACTTCTAATCCTTTATTCATTCCGCTCCTCCTTATTTCACTTTTCTAATTGATACAGATGGCTTGCCTGTTGTTCTCAAGTACGCAATCTCTGGATGTACGCTAAGATAATTCATCAATCCTGCGTCATTCCATTTGGTGCGCCCTTTCATCCATATTGCCTGGAACTTCGCACCTTTTACGGTTTCACCATGTTCAAGGATTTCTGACTTGATTTCTTTCCGCAATTCAGAATCTTTACTGTTGATCGCTTCAAGCTGTGGTTCAAACTCAGCATCTATTCCTGCTATCTGACTTTTAATTTCAGCCGTCAGAACGCTGTCAATCAATTCTTGTTTCTTGAGTCGTAGCAAATCTTTCTGTGCATTTAATTCTGCCAACTGGTTTAACTTATCTGTTGTGTTCATTACGGTTTACCTTTCTCGTAGTTATTGACTACAGTATAGTTTGCGCGTGCATTTTCTAAACTCTGCTCAAAGCCCTCTTGGTAATGTTCGGCATACGGAGCATGTCCAAACCCTACAACTGTCTTTGTTTTACATTTTGGGCACATCCACACATCAGCACACCAGATTTTATAGGGCTGTGGTGGTTCAGAAAACCATTCAATAACTCGTACATCGTTTTCTTCTGGTCGCATTTCTATTTCACATTTTACACAAATTGGTCGCTTCATTTATCCTCCTCATATAATTCATCCTGCAACTTTTTCAATTCCCCATACCGCGGATGTTCTGCCATTGATTGCAACCCGTCCCTCATGCCCTCGTCTACTATGAGTTTGGTCAGGCGCAATTCCTCTGCTTGCATTTCGGGTCTATTCATCTTGTTTCTCGCTTGGGTTTACGTCTCCACATCGAGTACAGCAATAATGGCTCATTACTGGATAACCACATTTTGCGCAAGGATAAACTTTGCCAACAAAATTTATGGCTTCTTCGCCTGCTAACTTCCACCAGTCTTTTGTATATGGAGTTATGTATTCAAGTTTTTTATTCATCTTCTGTATGTCCGCATGATTTACAGTGCCAGACGAAACCGAGATCATATTCCTCGCCTTGCACGTTGTGGCCTACGCCCATATCTTCACTCACCATTTCGCCACCACATTTCCTGCAGGCTACTTTCAATTCTTCGTCAAGCCCCTGTATTGATAAGATTGATTTATTCATTCCGTCCGCTCCTCCTAACCGTTTACCATATTGAATATACAATAAACAAACCAAATGCTTCCAATAACATAGAAAGCCATCCATCCGATTACTCTCCCTTTATCACCCCTGTTTGTTATTAAAGAAACAAGGTACATTCCAAAACCAAGCCCGAATATAAATATCAATATCAAATATGTTAATAACATCATTCCTCCTAATTCCTCGGATCATCACGGTCTGGATTTTTCAGGTACTCCCGATATGACTCGTTGTACCTCTCATCAATCATCAGCTCAAAGATCCCGGTCATTGACACCCCCTCTTCTTTTGCCATCTCTTTCAGCCTGCGCTTGTGTTCGGGTGAGATTGAGAATAAACTTCGTTCTTTCATTTTGCCTCCATTATAATTTTACTATTGAGGCTGACTATAAACTGCCCAGAATATAATCAGCCCGGATAATGAAATTATCCTATATCACTTCGTAAAACTTGATTATAGGTTTTCCAGCTTTACGGTTATGTTTCACGCGCATTCGCACATCAATCGGATTCATTGGTGATCCAGAGCAAATAACCTTCCTTCTGAATCTGCGCTTGATTGTTGTTGCCGGATAAACCTTACCGTTTATCGTGCGCTTAGGAAGAGATATAATCCTGTCTGCTCCAGTTGGTAAATTATCTAAATAATTCATTTTCATTTCTCCTGTGTTTGTTTATCTGCTATTTATTTCTAAAACACTTTTCACAAATGTAGAATGTTTTGTGGCTTGTCATCCCGTATTGAAAATATCCCGCACCCTTTTTTATTTCTTCTCCACATCTCCCACACTTGCATTTTCTTTTGTTAGCCGTTTCTGAAACCTTGTTTTTCATTTGTTGTTTCCTCTATATACAGTATATACGATTATATAGAGGTTGTCAAGTACCTTTAGACTTTTTAAGGTAAGCGTAGGGTATTACATTTCTCTGATGATGTGCTATAATGTAACTGGTGCAGGACAATCGTCTTGTGCCCCTCCTGAGCCGGTGTCCTTTCATTCGCCGGCTCTTCCAATTAAAATAAAGAAGCCCATAAGGGCTTCCAATCTACTCCTACGCGTAGCAGGTGAGACTAAAGCATGGCGTTCAGGTCGCTCTGTGTATCTGCGCAGGTCATAATTCCACTGTTATGCCTCTTTGACAGAAATCAAGCACTGATTGCGGACAGCCCTCAATGCGCCATGCTTGAATATATTATACCATAGCAGAACACCGCCTTGTGATATAGGATGCTCGTAAGTATCTCACGGCATGAAGCCGAATTTTGTCACATGAGGCGGTGTAATAAACAGGTCCCGGACTTCATACCTTTCGGTGATTGCGTGTTTCAGCAACTAGTTCTCTTTCGAGTCCATAAAGCACTCCGCGCATACCTGCTAATTTATATTATACCATACAATTTCCATGGACCACAAATTACATGACTAACCCCTATATGTAGTGCAAAAGGTATAAAAACATGCATAAAACCCTGTATATAGGGGTGTTTAATAGGTCCCAAAGCAAAACACCGCTGAAGCGGTGCTTGCCCTTTTGCAGGCGCCTAATAACAACTTATTATACCATTAACCACATTAGTTAATAATCGACTCACCATGCTGGTTTACGTCC